ATTTTGTAAGTCTAACTTAGGAGCAATCTGCCAGAGTTCTTTAATCTCTACGTCCTCTTTTTCTTGAATGCCCATACCTTTACGTACTGCACCCATTAGTTGTTTTGCTACTGATTCATCTTTTCCAGGAATACCTTTAGCAAAATCTTCTAGGTTTCCTTCAGCAGCGAATGCACGCATCTTAGATGCAGACATACCTTCAACACCTTCAGCATCAGGATCTCTTTGTCCACCAGATACTACCTTGAGTTCTTCAAAGTTGTATGCTTGACCATTATATTTCTGTAGGAGATCATTAAATTCTGCTACCCTATCACTACCAACAACCATTGTTACTGAACTGTAACCCTCTTCATTGATAGAAGATAATACATTGAAAATGTTTCCTTTATCAGGATCATTTTGTATTGCATTTGCGTGGTCAGGAAACATCTTCTTAAGATAGTTTATCTTCTCCGCAGGTTCCAATGGATTTTTCTTTGCATCAACAGTACGTGATGGATAAATCCTGTATTCTCCTCCTTGAGAAGACTCTGCAACTTTAGATAAAAGTTTTTCGTGACCCACAGTAGGAGGATTGAACCTTCCAAAAGTGATTGCAATGCTTCCAAGATCGTTTACTGAATCGTTACCTTGTTGTTCAGCAGCACCTTCTTCAGCACCTGCTTGTGCCTGTGCTGCTTCATCACGAGATACTGTAACCAGTCTCTCACCACCCTCTGATTTTGCTACAATCTGACCTGTGCGATCAGCATAGTAACCGTGACCAACGTGTTGAAGACCTCGTTTCGCTGCTGCTTCTCCCGCAACAGTACGTGCTTCTGATAGGAATTGCTTAAATTTCATAATACTATTTATCAACCCCAGTTCTTTTCTATATTAAAGTTAGTTTTACTAAACTCTAGTCGGTCAACTAACTTTATAGCAGAACCAGATTTAATTGCTACAAAACCTTCTGGTGCTGTAACACGATAACCATTGTCAGTTTTGATGTAAGTACCAATAGTATTTACTTTTGATAACTGACGAACAATATACATCTTACACTCAGTTAAATTCATATAAGATGCTACTGTCATATAGATTGGTCGTGCATTAGTCTTAATAAACTTTAGACCATCGAGTTGTATCTGTTTATATTTATTCTTTGTCGCTTCTGTTTTCTTAGAATCAATCTCTTTCTGCAATGCTCCCATATAAAATTTTTCAAAAGCATTAGATACATCTGCTGTACTAGAAAACTTTACACCTTTTTTGATAAAACTATTAAAGAATAATTTAAACACTTCTGATAGTAAAAACTTACCACTACCTGTCTGCCCTAGAATATCTAAGAATTGTGATGCTTGTTTTAGAGAACCCTCTGCACGGTTTGTTGCTGAGATAAACTTAGATAATGTAGGTCTATCAAATGTAGAGGCACCTGTTGCATCTGTAAAGTTAGATGAGAATACTGCTACGTCTGAACTCTTCATAGAATCTGTGTTAACACCAAATGATGCTTTCATATCTCTAACTGTTCCATTACCACCGCTATATTTTGTATGGAATACTATACCCATCTTTGCAATTCTAATTTTTTTACCCATCTCACTCTTTACAGGTACAGCGTAAGTAATAGTATTAGGTGTAAACACATAACAAGATTCTCCATTTACTTTTCTAGTAATCACATCATTATAAAAAAGTAAATCTCCTTGGACAACACCTTTGATACCTAACTTAGGTAAATATTCTAAACAAACCTTAAGTTTATCTGCTAGTTGACCTGCATAGTATGTGTCTATATCATTATTGCTTCTACAAATTTTTGGTGTTCCTTTATTAAACACTGCTTTAGTTCCAACAAAGAATTTTCCTGTGGTAGGATGCTGTCCACATACAATAGCAGGTGCACCATCCCATTTAGTAGTGATTCTTATATTAGAGTGTGGTTCTGTTAGCATAAGACCTAACTCTCTTAGGATCTTAATAGCATTTCTGCCACCGTTAGACCCATTGTTGAGTATATCGTCTTCTAAATGTTCGAGGTGAGTGTTCTTCATACTATCCTAGTTTAACATCTAATCTGATTACTGGGTTATATTGTGTGACACCTTGTAGACTGGCAGGAATCAACTCTTTAGGACCTTGAACACCCTTTCCCAGTTGCCTTGACTTTGGAAATGTACCTTGTTTCTTTTTAGAAAATCTTGGATTTACTATTGAACAAAACTCTTGTACTAATTTCTTAGTGATTGGTCTCACACCTTTTTCTGTCAGTATATGTGTTGCTATTTGTAGAGGTTTTCCTTTTAATGTCATCTTTCCTGTCATTGATTCTTCTACAAAGGCACATCTAAATTCATCATAAACTGATCCGACACCTTCCTTACCTTTAGTTCCTATAACTTCTATCAATCTTTCTTGTAGTGCTGCTGCATTTGGATTGTGTTTGACCAACGAGTCAATATCATTACTCGTCATATATTTATTTGGAAAGAATGCTTCTACATCATTAATTATCGCTTGAATATTTGCCAAAGTATTACCATCTGTACTGGAACCTTTACCTCTAGCAATTTTTTTATATATTTCAGTAAGTGCAGTTATATTAGTTTCTATCATTGAACTACTAAGTTGAAACGAATCTCCATATTTCATAGAGCATTGAAATAACTTACCGTTCTTATAAAAAACTATATCAGATTTACTTCCCGAACCCATCTTTTCAAAAGAAGCATAAAATTTTAAACTTTCATTAGTGGATAAGGTCTTTGCAAGTTTATCTACTACTTTTACAGAGTCTTTTTGTACTGTACTGTTTGCTTTATTCCAATTTGTTGCAGCGTCTTCTTTAGTTGTTAGTTGTTTACTAGACAAAACTTCTGGATTACTAAGACGACTATATGCAGTGTGCAATACACACCATTCAAACTGGGTTCCTTGATCTTGTGCCATCGACCTTTTCTACTATTTAGAACGTACCTTGTTTTTTATATAAATTCATAGCAAAACAACGTCTTCCTGCTGACGTAACTGGCACTTCGTGTTGCATCTTTGCATCAAATATTAATAGTTGTCTTGCTGACACATAGTATGGATTACGTCCGTCAAACAATATAGGTGATGCACCATCATCTATTTTTAAATATCCAACAGCAGCAAAATCAGCAGGAAAATGACAATGTGGTTTCACATAGTTTCCCTGCTGATAATCTGCACCCCATATATCTTTAGCATAATATTCTACATCTGTGGTTCCATCATTCAATCCACCATAAACTCTACCACCTGCGTTATATACTAGATTAGCAATCATTTTACAACATAAAGTGACATACGATTCGCACTTAGGCATCTTCATATCCCAATCAGTTTGACGTGCTACAACATTAGATGCTTCTGGTGATGGTTTATCTAACTTCAACCAATCATCAATAACAATGTTTGCTTCTTCAATACATTCATCTGGTAGTATAAACTCGAATACGGGTTGTCCACTACCAACATAAACTGTCATCTTAGTTCATTAACTTTATCTACTATTTTATCTATAATGTCAATATCTATTCCTAGAAATGGTGGTATGATACCTAGTAAACGAAGTGTACCATCTAAAAATAATGCTAGACAAGTAAATCCTAGTATCATACTTATAACAGTAGCATCTCTATTGTGCTTACGCATTGATGCTTCATCAATACGTTTTGCTTCGTCTAAAGTTTTTTGTAATAATAGTTCAACCTCTTGCTTAGTATAAAAACTTCCAACATACGGAAGTTTTACTAAAGGTTTTATGTCTGAGAATGGAAAATTAGTCATTTCCTTTTCCTGTGGTAATTTATCTGTCACCTTCCTTACGTTTTTCTGAACGTTCTATAGAAAACTCTCCCTCTGGATAGCGAGATGCAAGTTTCACTGTATTACGGAAGATTACCTCTGCAAGACGCTCATCCAATGCCATCGCTGCTTGTGCAGCATACCACATCACGTCTCCGAGTTCTGTAACAAGGTGGTCTTTGACATCATCGTTCCAAGGTTTACCTTGAAATTTGATTTTCTTGACAAGTTCCATAAACTCTCCCGCCTCAGCAAGCATTCCAGACGCTGCGGTGTCGAGTCTTTCTATTTTACACCCTTCTTTATGTAGTTCCTCATATCTTTCTATGAGAGATTCATAACTCTTACTTGCATCAGATGTTACCAAATCAACGAACTCTGTGTACTTATCAAGATCAATATCAAATTTTTCTTGTTTTGGACGATCCTTTAATTTTTTAGCAGCAGGTGTGGAGAACCCCTTAAAATTTTGGGGCATTGGATCTGGTGTAGAAGTCATACTTTAAAATCTTGAAATAATGTTGGTTGAATTTTAGGTGTTTCCTCACCGTTGTGACCAGGATCTATAATATTTTCCTGTTGATCACAATCATACAGTCTCATCTTCCCTCTGTCAATACCCACAACAAATCTTTTGTTCATTGTTGGATCATTGTATCTATTCTTCAACTGCTTGATCATTATTTGACCGTTTGCTTCCAAGTCTTCACTAGAAATAAGAGCAAACATAAAGTCAGCAGTTGCAGGGAGACCAAAAGATTCAGAAGTGTCTGTAAGTTCCACATCTGAATTCCCGTAACCTGATCTAGTAGTTTGAGTAGCACTAATGATAGGAAGGTTGCACTCAGCAGCAAGACCACGGAGTTCTTCAGCGATTGCTTTAACATAAGTGTAAGAGTTAACTATTGCCCCTTTATATCTAGCAGACGCACAGATGTTTAAGTAATCTACAAACACTACGTCAGGAGTAAACGATTTTTTAATTGCCAACTCTTGTAGTAGAGATTTGAAATGACCTACGTGTGCTGCTGCTGTTGGATATTCTTTTACAATAAGACGACCTTGAGTTTTTTCTGCAACCTTTGTCATCTTATTATCGTACATAACTTTAGGCAATGTTTCTAGTTGTTGTACGTTTATATTTAATAAGTTTGCGTCAATACGTTCAGCAATCTTTTCTTCTGCCATTTCACAGGTAATGTATAGAACATTATATCCTTGCATTAGATGTGATGCAGCAGTGTGGCACATAAACAATGACTTACCAACACCAGTTCCTGCCAGTGCGATATTCAGTGTCTTCTTACCTAGACCACCCTTTGTGATCTTATTCAACATAGAAATATCAAAAGGAATCTTCTCTTCTTTTCTATGATAGAAATCAAATCTTTCATCAGCATCGTCAATATAATCGTGCCCAACAGAATTATCAAAACTTACAGCAAGTGCATCTGTTAGTAGTGATGGTATAGCATCTCTACTTGCTTTCTTTTCACCATCTGCAATTTGTATTGATTCTAGTAAAGCATTATATATTGCACGATCACGACACCATTTCTCAGTAGTGTCTACTAACCATTTAA